GAAGAAGCTCAACGTATTAAGGATGCTATTTCTAGCGGAGAACTTCATGGTTTCACTGGTCCGATTAATAAGCAAGATGGAACACCATTCTTAGCAGAAGGTGAAGTTGCAACCCGTGCTCAACTAGATACAATGATGTTCTATGTTGAAGGCATTGACGCAAAGATGCCTTAATTAGTGCCTGATTGGATAATACTAGCAGGGCTATCTCTAACTTTGACGGCCCTGTTTCTCATTTTTGATAGGAAAGACGATGATTAGTTTTATTTACAGTAGTTGGAGTGTGGTAATGGATCACAATCTTAATCCATTAAGTAATATTCCAGATTTAAATACACGACATATGATTATGCAAGTATTAGCTTGGATGTGGTGTATTGTATTTGGTATTCTTGTAGGAAGTATGTGGGCAGGTCTTTATAGTATGATAGCACATTCATTGTTGTTAGGTGCTATTGCTATTACCGTAGCTACATTTGAAATGGCTAAACGTAAACCATACGGTTTTTACAGTAGCAGAGGTCCTGGTGGCGAGCACGAATAATAACTCATATGCATATAATAAGAAATAAAGAAGGTGATATCATTGCATTATCCTCAAAAAAGGAAGATGCTATTAATATTGCAGATAAGAAAATGGATAAAGCTGATTATATTTTGGAAGAAATATTAGACAGCATACAACTTAGAGAAATTTACAGAGTTTATTACGGAAAAATAAATAATGACTGATGAAGAAGTAAGGGCTGCTGCTCAAAAAGAAGCTGAAAAAACATTTGCTGATTTTATGCTTTGGAGTAAAAGAACTACGTATGCTGCAATTGGAATGCTTTTAATCGTGGCATCCTGTAACTTTGGGGTAGAGGACGACACCTATCCTGCCTATAATGGCGAACAATATAATCCGTCCGGTCTTAATGTAAAGAAATAAAGATAGGAAAATCTATGAAAAATCTAATTATAGCCAGTATCATGGCACTTTTCGCTACTTCAGTATTTGCTGAAGATTTAACAATAGAAATGCTAAACAAGCGTGAAGATGGCGCTAAGATGGTATATTCCCAAGATATTGCACGTATCGATGTAGGAGATACTATTACTTGGGTACCAACATCTAAAGGACACAATGTAGAATTTATTGCGGGTCCAGATGGTTGGAAATCGCCAAAGAAATCAAAACTTAGCAAAGAGGCTTCTATTACCTTTGATACTCCAGGAGTATATCTATACCAATGTTCACCACATAAAACAATGGGTATGATTGCCATTGTTGTGGTAGGTGATGGAGATAACGATATCTCAAAAGCTAAAGTAAAAGGTAAATCAAAGAAAGTACTTAAGGCTTTATTGGCTGAATTATAATGATTAAAAAACTAGTTAATAAAATCCCAGAGTTTTGTATGACTCATTGGCTACTTAGAGTACCTCTTATTGTTATATTTTTGCAGCAAGGGCTTTCTAAGTGGCCTATTGATGTAAATGATTCGCCTGTAGAATTAACACTATTAGTTTGGACATTCGTTGTACTGGGCGAGCTAGGTGGTGCCATCGGTCTTATTGTTGGTGGTATATTAGACTATATTAAAAAACTAAAAGAGTTTGGTGATATTATTACACGCTTTTCCGGTATTACTATGGCAAGTATTATGACTGGGGTTATTTGGACTGGAGAGCCTGAAAGTTTTACTGATGTATTATTATATGATAATCTTCATGTATTACTATGGGTAGGTTGTATGTACTTTGCTCTTAGAGGTAATCGTTCGTGAATCCACAAAAGCGTACTGTTTACATTATGCTATGGACTTGTGTTATATTTCACTTTGTGATTATACCTATCTGGATGTGGAGTCTAGGGTTATAGTAAGATATAAAAGATTTATTAAATGGTACCATGTTCTTAGAAAAGACGGTAATGCCATGGGCGTATGTAATGTAGGTCCATGGTATAGTCGTTATAGTAAGCTCAATTGTATATACTGGGCTTGGGCTAATTCTGGTACTCACACTATAGATGGTAAAAATTTATAGTTTACAAACATCTCATAATATGTTATAATAATTCCAACTGGAGGTTATTAATTTGAATTCATTCTACACTTCTGTGAACCGTTATGGTAATTCTATTCTTTATCGTGGATATTCCCCTAATGGTTCGCCAATTAATCAACGTTATAAATTTAAACCAAAATTCTGGGTAGCATCTAAGGATCCAACAGAGATAAAATCCTTTGATGGTGGCAACATAAGCCCTATAGAATTTGAAAATATGCGTGAAGCTAAAGAGTTTCTTGAACAATATTCAGAAATGGATGGCGTAAAGATATATGGTACACGTAATTATATTCATCAGTTTATTACTGATAAGTTTCCTGATGATATTAAATTTAATCCAAGTAGTATAAATGTAGTAAACTTTGATATAGAGGTTGCTTCGGATGATGGGTTTCCAACTCCAGATGCTGCAGCATATCCAATTATATCCATTGCTCTTAAGTCTAGTAAATCTTCGATATATCAAGTGTGGGGTTTAGATGACTACGACCCATCCAAAACAGAAATTAATTTAGATGGTGGTCAAATACAGTATCACCAATTTGACTCTGAGCAAGCAATGATGGCTTCGTTTCTAACTTATTGGACCAAAAACTACCCTGATATTATTACTGGCTGGAATACTAGATTCTTTGATGTTCCTTATCTTGTTAATCGTATTAAAATTATTGGTACGGAAGAAGCTGCTAATAAATTATCTCCATGGAAACTTGTTAATGAAAGAAATACTACAATTATGGGTAGACCTCAGGTTAACCATGAGATTGTTGGTATTCAGCAAGCAGACTATCTTGAACTGTTTAAAAAGTTTGGATATTCATATGGAACACAAGAATCATATAAACTAGACCATGTAGCCCATACCGTTCTTGGAGAAAAGAAACTTTCCTATGAAGAACATGGTAATCTCTATACATTATACAAACAAGATCATCAGAAGTTTATTGACTATAATATCAGAGATGTTCAGCTAATTGATAAGATGGATGCTAAGATGGGTCTTATTAACTTAGCAATGACTATGGCATATAGAGCAGGTACTAATCTTTCTGAAACATTCGGTACTACATCTATCTGGGAGTCAATTCTCTATCGTAGATTACTCTCAAAGAATATTGTGTCACCAGTAGAACAGATACAAAGAGTTGCTTATGAAAACAATTCTAATCCTAATATCATCGAGGGTGGATATGTAAAAGATCCTCAAGTTGGAGCACACGATTGGGTAGTATCATTTGATTTAAATTCTCTATATCCAAATATTATTGTACAATCTAATATATCTCCAGAAACTATTATTCGTAATAAAACTTGGAGAACATTCCAGCAAGGTGTTGATCACTATTTAAACGGAATAGATAAAGTTGATAGTGAATATTCTATCTGCGCAAGCGGTGTTCCTTTCTCAAGAGAAAAGCAAGGTGTAATTCCAGAACTTATTGTTGATTACTATTCGGAAAGAAGCGTAATTAAGAAAAAGATGTTAGATGCCAAATCACAGTATGAAAAAACAAAATCTTCATATCTTGAAGCAGAAATCAATCAGCTAGAAAATAACCAGATGTCAATTAAGATTTTACTTAATTCTCTTTATGGTGCTCTTGCAAATAAACATTTTAAATATTTTGATAATGCATTAGCCGAAAGTGTAACACTTACTGGTCAGCTTTCCATTAAATGGGCAGAGCGTGCTATTAATCAAGAGATGAACAAAATTCTTAAGACAGACGATTTTGACTATGTTATTGCTATTGATACAGATTCCGTGTATATTAATTTTGGTCCTCTTGTAACCAAATTAAATCCAAAAGATCCTGTAAAGGCTATTGATAAACTATGTCAAGATCATTTTGAAAAGATTATTGCCAAAGCATATGATGGTCTATATCATAGACTTAATGGTTATACTCCACGCATGGAAATGGGTAGAGAAGTTATTGCTGATCGTGGTATATGGACTGCAAAAAAACGCTATATACTTAACGTACACAATAATGAAGGTGTTCAATATGCAGAACCCAAGTTAAAGATGATGGGTATTGAAGCTATTAAATCATCCACCCCCGAGGTAGTCCGAGATAAGTTTAAAGAAATATTTAAGGTTATTATTACCAGTACTGAAGCAGAAACTCGTAGATATATTAATGACTTTAAAGCAAAATTTAAATCTCTACCACCCGAAGCTGTTGCATTTCCACGTGGAGTTTCTGATATTAGTAAGTTTTCACATAAGAAGAATATCTATTGTAATTCTAATAATTCTAAACAATGGTCATCGGGTAGTCAGACAGCAACAATAAAAACCACACCTATTCACGTTCGTGGTGCACTTCTATATAACCATCACGTTAAAGATAAGGCGCTAGATAAGAAGTACATTATGATACAAAACGGAGAAAAGATTAAATTTACATATATGAAGCTTCCGAATCCTATTCGTGAAAATGTAATTTCTTTTCCGGATTACTTACCCGAAGAATTAAATCTCCATAAATATGTAGACTATGAGATGCAATTTGAAAAAACTTTTATTGAACCACTTAATCCTATTCTTGAAGCCGTTGGTTGGTCTGTCAAGGATGTGCAAACACTGGAGGACTTTTTTGGATGAATTATATATTTGACGTAGACGG